GATGAATTTAATGTCTCAACAAACCCAACTGCTATTGTAGAAATTGGTGGTAGTAGTACAACTGCTTCAATTTTTGATTTTAGTTCTATATCTACTAACCCAAATATATACACACAATCAATTCGTATTGATGGAGAAAAGTTTATTAAAAAGAAAAGTACGCTAACAAACGGAACTGTTTTAGATTACAATATATCATCAATGTATAGTAGTTCAATTAAAGGTGGATTTGGTGATTATGAAATTTCATCTTCAATAGACCAAACTGGTTCGTATCTTGCACCATACATTACAACAATAGGTTTGTATGATGATAATATGGATATGGTAGCAGTGGCAAAGTTGGGAAACCCAATAAAATCATTACCAGATTTTCCAGTGAACTTTATTGTTAGAATAGATACTTAAAAAATAATACTATATATTTATATTATATAAAAGGAGAACAATAATTATGGCATCAGTATCGTGGAAAGGTAGTATTTTAGATACATACGAAAAAAACACAACATTCGGTGGAAGAAGTGGTGAAAGTGCAAAAGACGCAGATAAGCAAGCAGTTGATTTTATTAAAACAATAATCGAAGGCGAAGTAGTAGTTGGTGGGTTTACACGTAAGGCTACTAAAGAAAAATCTGATATGAATGTTTCAGATAAAATATTAAATGCAGTTAGAACTCATTCCGTTGAAAAATCAACATATCCAATTGGAACTAAATATTCTACAGGAGTAAAAAAATAAAAAGGTTTTGGCTAAAAAGAAAAGTTACAAAGGTACAGCAATAAAAAATGGATTTAGAAGTGGGTTGGAAGAGGTAGTATCTAACCAACTCACATCTAATGGAATAGTTACTCAATACGAAAGTAAAGATAATATAATTCCATATATAGTTCCAGCTACAAATCACAAATATCTTCCTGATTTTAAATTACCCAATGGTATTATAGTGGAAACCAAAGGTAGATTTGTATTGTCCGATAGGAAGAAACACTTGTTAATCAAACAACAACATCCTAATTTGGATATTCGTTTTGTATTCACATCATCTAAAAACAAAATTAGTAAAGCATCTAAAACTACATATGCCGATTGGTGTATAAAAAATGGGTTTAAGTATGCCGATAAACTTATTCCAGATTCTTGGATAAATGAGTAAATAAATTAGGAATTGTAAAAATAATTTCGTATATTTGACTTATGCAAGTAATAAGTCTTTTTCAAAAGTATTTAGGTTCATCATACACACTCAAAAAAGATGAGCACGCTTTTCATTGTCCTTTTTGTCATCATCACAAACCAAAACTACAAATCAACACAAAAACTAATAAGTTCCATTGTTGGGTATGTAATGCAGGTGGTAATATAATTTATTTGGCAAAGAAGATTGGTATGAGTCCAGATGATTCGCAAGAATTGTGGGGTGAATCACATACTAAATTGAAATCAGCTATGTCTTCTAACAAATCCTTAAATGAACAATTTTTGGAAATGTGGGATGCATACGAAGAAGATAAAGATGAAAACCAAGCCTACCTAGCTTTACCGCCAGGTTTCACGTCAGCTTTGGATTTAAAGAACGATATATTCAATATAGAACAATCACATGCTATTGCTTATTTAAAGAGCAGAGGGATAGGGAAACGGGAAATAATTAAATATAATATTGGGTTTACAACGGAAGGTTTATATAAGGATAGAATTATTATTCCATCTTATGATAGGGATAATCGTTTGAATTATTTTATAGCTAGACACATTCATGCTGATAGTAAACAGAAATATAAAAACCCACCGGTAAGTAAAAATATTATTGCTTTAGAAAATCAAATTGATTGGAGTGAACCGGTTACCTTATGCGAAGGAATGTTTGATGCAATATCATTAAAAAGAAATGCTATTCCTTTGTTTGGTAAGTTTGTTTCAAAGAAATTAGATGTTGAGTTAAAAAATAAAGTAGCAAGTGGTGAACTAACTGAAATAAGTATTGCGTTGGATAATGATGCTAAAACCGATGCTTTAAAAATATATGAAAAATACTCAAAATATATTCCAACTATAAAACTCATAGACTTCCAAGAAAAGGATGCTGGAGAATTAAAGTTCAAAGATATTTTGAAATATCAAAAAAATTCCGTAACTTTGAGTTTTGAAAGTTTAATCAAACAGAAACTATCTTTTATTAAATGAGAAATATAGATTTAGGTATAGATAAAGTAAAGACTATATACCATATTGCTGATGTACATATTCGTAATCTAAAAAGACACGAAGAGTATAAAATAGTATTTAACAGATTATATGAAGATATAAAGAAAAGAGGTACAGATAATTCTATTATTTATTTGGCCGGTGATATAGCTCACGCTAAATTAGAAATGTCTCCAGAATTAGTTAAAGAAATATCTAATTTTTTAAGAGAGTGTTCTAACCTAGCTCCTACATTCTTAATTGCTGGTAATCACGATTGTAATTTAAATAACATCAGTAGGTTAGATGCTCTATCTCCTATTGTAGATGGTCTTAATCTGCCTAATTTATATTATCTACGGGATACAGAGGTAGTTAAAGTTCACAATATTACATTTGGTGTATTCAGTATCTTTGATAAGAAGGAGAATTGGCCTAAAGGAACTGATATTGAGGGTGATGTTAAGATTGCTCTTTTCCACGGTCCAATTGATAAATCACAGACAGATATTGGGTATGTTGTAAGTTCACATAACTTTACTGCAGATATTTTTGATGGATACGATGCTGCTCTATTAGGTGATATTCATAAACGCCAAACTATTAGACAATCAAACCCAATTGTAGTTTATCCTGGTTCACTTATTCAGCAATCACACGGGGAAGCATTACAAAATCACGGTTATGCTATTTGGAATGTTGAAACTTTAACTCCTACTTATGTTGATATTCCAAATGATTATGGTTACTACACATTGCATGTAGATAATGGGATAGTTCCTATTGTAACTGATATGCCATTAAAACCACGTCTCCGTGTCTATGTATCCAATACAGATGTTGGTGATATGAAGCGAGTTACTACTGAAATTAAAAAGAAATATAATGTTGATGAATTTACGATTACTAAAACAGATAGTTTATCTAAACTCCGTAATGGCTTTAGAGATGGTAAAATTAATATTGGTGATATTAACGATGTAGATTATCAAAACGGATTGATTGAAGATTATTTAGTTCGTTCTTTTTCGATTGACGAACAAAATCTTAACAACGTCAAAGCATTAAACACACAATTAAACAAAAGACTTACCGATGAAGATTTGGCTAAAAACATTTTTTGGAAACCTATTAAATTTGAGTTTTCAAATATGTTCTCGTATGGAGAAGATAATGTTATTGATTTCACAAAGTTAAATGGTATTATTGGATTGTTTGCTCCAAATGCAAGTGGTAAATCATCTGTCTTTGATGCAGTATCATTTTGTATATTTGATAGATGTAGTAGAGCATTCCGCGCTAGTGCAATTCTAAACAATCGTAAATCTAATTTTAGATGTAAATTACAATTTGAAATAAATGGAGAAACTTTCTTTATTGAAAGAACGGCAACTACAAACTCAAAAGCAACAAATGTAAAAGTAGACGTTCAGTTTTGGAAAGAAATAGATGGACAACAAATCTTATTAAACGGAACAGAACGCAGGGATACAAATAAAAACATCTCACAATATTTAGGTACTTATGAGGATTTTGTTTTAACTGCTCTATCTTTGCAAGGAAATAACGCACTCTTCATTGACAAATCACAAAGTGAACGAAAAGATTTATTAGCACAATTTATGGGAATAAATGTGTTTGATAAATTATACGCCCATGCATTAGAAGATATTAAAGAAGTTCAAATTTTGTTGAAGAAATTTAAATCAAATGATTTTACAAATGAATTGGCAGAGGATGAGTTAAACCATCTTGCATTAGAAAAACAATACACAAAAGAAGAAACAAAGTTTACAGCATTAACCGAAGATAGAGTAAAAAATAATGATACTTTATTAGAACTTACACAACAACTGGTTGCAGTAGATGCTACAATCGTTGACATTGAGTTATTAGAAAAACAGAAAAAAGGAAAGGAAGAATATATCCAACAACTTAATAGTGATGAAACTACAAAAAGAGAACAATTGGAACAATTTAAAGATGCTCTTATTCAAATATCACAAAGTGTAAATGATTTAGAAACATTTAATGATACGCCTATTGAGGAAGCACATACCGAATATATTCGTTTAGCATCATTACAAACATCGTCTTTACACTCAATCGAAAAGTGTAAGATTTCGTTAGAAAAGAATGAGGAAAAATTAGTACATTTAGCAGAACACGAATATGACCCGAATTGTAATTTCTGTATGAATAATGTATTTGTAAAGGATGCACAAAAAACACAAGCAGAGGTAGATACTCAAAAGATTGTATTGGAGGAGTTGGAGAAAAACTATTTTAAAACTTTATATAAGTTAGAACAATTAAATGGCGTAGTTGATAATTATACAGAGTACAAATCCTTTAAGCAAAAATTTGAAAAAGGTAGATTGAGTGCTGAAAAATTAGTAGTTGATATTAAATCATACGAAAGTAAAAAGCAAGCAGCTGATTTGGAATTACAAAATACAGAAAATTTAATCCAAAGGTATAATGAAAACGAAGCCACAATCAAAAACAACAAAGTTCTTCAAAAAGACATTAATACTATCAAAGGTACTATTGAAACTCTTGATAAAAGCCTTGCCACCATACAAAAAGAAATGTTGTCATTAACTTCTTCAACATCTAGATTATTAGAAAAGATTGCTGGTATGTACCAAAAGATTGAAGAAGCTAGTGAGTTAGAAGAACGATATGTTACTTATGAATATTATTTAGATGCAGTAAAACGTGATGGTGTATCATACGATTTGATTGCTAAATCTCTACCTGTAATTGAGGGTGAGGTAAATAATATCTTATCTCAAATAGTGGATTTTGGTATTACTTTAGCTATGGATGGTAAGAATGTAAATGCTAACATTGTATATGAAGACCAAGAGTGGGGATTAGAAATGTGTAGTGGTATGGAAAAGTTCATTAGTGGATTGGCAATTAGGGTTGCACTTATTAATGTTTGTAACTTACCTCGTCCTAACTTTTTAGTATTAGATGAAGGATTTGGGACATTGGATGGTGAAAACTTACAATCTACATTCTTATTGTTTCAGTATCTTAAAACACAATTTGATTTTGTTACTATCATTTCCCATTTAGACCAGATTAGAGATGTGGTAGATAGTTTAGTGGAAATCAAAAAAGAAAACGGATACTCAAAAATCTCTCACAAATAATGAAAAACCATAAGTAGGATATTTATATAAAAGAATATCCTACAATATGGC